TCATCATCAGTGCTTGCAGAAGTTCTAAGCAATGCGGCAGAGGTTGCCACTGTAGAAGCCACAGCCGCTACAGGCACAATCAACTACGACATCACCACTCAATCTGTTCGTTATTTCACAAGCAACGCATCAGCAAACTGGACTGTGAACTTCAGAGCCTCATCAGGTACTTCTTTAAATACAGCCATGTCCACGGGTCAGTCTGTGACTGTGGCTTTCTTGGTGACTCAGGGTGCTACGGCTTACTACAACTCTGTGGTTCAAGTGGATGGCTCAACTGTGACCCCTAAGTATCAAGGCGGTACAGCGTATGCGGCTGGTAATGCAAGTGCAGTTGATGTCTATATGTACACCATCATCAAAACGGGCAATGCGGCATTTACTGTGTTCACTTCACAGACCAAGTTTGCTTAAAGGAAAACCATGCCATTAGTACAAACAAGGGGTGCGGCATCTGCTCAAGGCTTTGGTGAGTTTGCACAGGCGGCTACTGCTATAACTTATATTGAGGATGTGTTCAGCACATACCTTTATACGGGTACAGGCGCAGCGCAGACCGTCACTAACGGGATTGATTTATCTACCAAGGGTGGTTTAGTTTGGGTTAAATCTAGGGCCGGCGCATCTGGTGCAGAAGACCATATCTTGGTTGATACTGTCCGTGGCACTTCATCAGGTCTTAGAACAAATACAACAGGCGCGGCTGGTGGGTCTGCTGGTTTTACATCTTTTGACACTACTGGTTTTAGTTTTGGCAGTGCTTTTGGTGTCCGCAACGATGCAAGCACTACCTACGCCTCATGGACATTCCGAGAGCAACCAAAGTTCTTTGATGTTGTGACTTATACGGGTACGGGTGTAGCAAGAACTGTCGCGCATAATCTTGGAAGCGTTCCCGGCTGTATTATTGTTAAAAAGACAAGTGGGTTATCATTTTGGTCTGTCTATCACAGATCAACTGGCGCTACACAAGTAGGATTTTTAGATGGAACAAATGCCTTTAGTACGTCTTCTCCGTATTGGAACGACACCGAACCAACATCAAGTGTTTTTACTGTTGGTATCGCAGGTGCTGTAAATGATTCAGGTCAAACTTATGTTGCTTATTTATTTGCCCATGACGCAGGAGGCTTTGGCCTAACTGGTACAGACAATGTGATTTCGTGTGGGTCTTATACGGGCAATGGTTCTACCACAGGGCCAACAGTAACTCTTGGGTATGAACCTCAATGGTTGATGATTAAAAAATCATCTGCTATTTCTGGCAGTGAAAGCTGGGCTATATGGGACAACATGAGAAACTCAGGTCTTTGGGATGATTGGCTCATAGCCAATGATGCTCAAGCCGAGCAAGTAAATAATGCTAATGTTGCGGTGCAAATCACATCAACAGGATTTTTTCCAAATGCCACTAACAATACTGCCAACTCTTATGTAAACACAAGTGGTTCAACCTACATCTACATAGCCATCCGCCGAGGCCCGATGGCAGTGCCTACTGTGGGGACGAGTGTGTTTATTCCCACATCAACAGCAACAGCAACTTCTCCCGGCGCAACTGCAACAACTAATTTTCCTGTTGATTTGTCTATTTATGCTTTGCGAAACTTAGCAGGGTTGAACAGCATATTTTTTGACAAATTGCGTGGAACAAGCTCTACATCCTCAAAAAGCCTTGTTTCAAGTGGAACGGCGGCAGAGGCTAGTTCTGGGTCTAATGGTATTGGCATTCAATCCAACACTACTGTTACTGAAAATTGGACAGGCGGCGGAGGCTATACCAACATTTTATGGAACTTTAGACGCGCCCCCAGCTTCTTTGATGAGGTTTGCTACACAGGAACAGGAAGTGCAACTACATTTAGCCACAACTTAACTGTTGCGCCGCAGATGATGATTGTTAAGCGTAGGTCAGGTGGTGCTGATTGGACTGTTTATCATGTCGCAATGGGGGCAACAAAATATACATTTCTTGATGGAAGCACTGAGTTAACTGGAACTATGTGGAATAACACTACACCTACAAGCTCTGTATTTTCCGTTGATGATAGTTATTATGTAAATTATGCCGCTAACACTTATGTTGCATATTTATTTGCAACCCTTGCAGGTGTTTCCAAAGTGGGAAGCTACACGGGTACGGGCGCATTGCAAACTGTTAACTGCGGTTTTACAACAGGCGCAAGGTTTGTGTTAATCCATAGAATAGATAGCGGGTCTAATAATTGGTTTGTATATGATTCTGCCCGTGGCATTACATCAGGCGATGATCCATACTTAGCCTTAAACAGTACAGCCGCTGAAGTCACGGGCACTAACTACGTTGACACAACCGCAGTGGGCTTCCAAGTCACAGCCGCCGCACCATCAGGTTTAAACGCCTCTGGTGGAACATACATCTTCTTGGCAATCGCATAAGGAATATCATGCAAATACGAATTAAAGAAACAGGCGCAATTATGTACGAAAGTGAATTTCGTGCGTATCAACAAGCCAATGGTGGCCCATCATGGGAGACAACAACAACTGAAGTCTTAGAGGCTCTGGGTGCTGATGTAGTCTTTGAAGGCCCACAAGCTACTGGTGGCACTGTTTACCAATACTCTCAAGCCTCTGGTGTTGAGCAGATTGATGGTAAGTGGTACACAAAGTATGTGCTTGGCCCTGTCTTTGTAGATACTACTGTTGAGGGTGTTACAACCACAGCCGCAGAGCATGAGGCCGCATACAAAGCAACCAAAGACGCTGAACAGGCCAAGTCTGTGCGTTCTTCAAGGAATACTAAGTTGGTTGAGACTGATTGGATCGTCATTAAAAACTTGGAGTTGAACGCAAACATTCCGGGTGTGTGGGAGGTTTACCGCCAAGCATTGAGAGACATCCCAGCGCAGACAGGCTTTCCTTGGGCAATCACTTGGCCTACTCAGCCCTAAAAAAAATGAACATATCTTTACCAGTTGAATTAGCAAACCAAGTTCTTGGTTACCTTGGCACTCGTCCTTATCAGGAAGTGTTTCATTTGATTCAAGCCATTCAAGAGGCGGCAAAGCCTCAAGAAGAGCCGAAAGAAGAATCAAATGGCTGATGTAGAAGAACTTGCCACGGAAACGGACAAGCGTCTGAGCGTTCACGAGGCAATCTGCGCCCAACGATACGAGGTTATTCAACAGCGTTTTGACGAGGGTTCAAAGCGCATGACGAAGATTGAGTACCTTTTGTATGGGGTAATTGTGTGTGTTCTGTTTGGCCCCGGCGTTGCTGGCGAACTTGTCAAAAAGATTTTGGGTTTGTAGCAAAAAACTTTAACATGATATTATTTACCAAACCCATTTTGCGAGGTTTTTATGGCTGTTACTAGCGAACAAATTCAACAGTGGTTTCAAGCAAACCCCAATGCTTCTGACACCGATATTTACAACGCCATGCAGACTTATGGGGTTGATACATCTCAATTGAGCAGTGCAATGAACTTCAATCCAGAAGAAGTTCAAAGCAGATATCAGGCACAGCAGTCGTTACCAGCAGAAGGTTCTTATGCGCCTGATATCAAGTCGAGTGATCCAGAAGTTTTTTACACACTTCCTTATATTGAAGAACCTTATACCGATGTAAATTACAGCACCCCAGCTACACCCCCGCCTACGATATACGATCCAGAACTTGCAGATCAATCATATCGATCATATATACCTGAGTCTATGGGGATTGCGGATTCAACTCCACAGGCAACAACACCAGCCCCAAAAAAACCGCCTCCACCTGTTGGTGGTTTGCAAATGGTCGGTGAATCAGTTTCCGATCCTGCTGTTGGTGGTTTGCAATCTGTTGCAAATGCTAAATACAACGAATACACCGATCAAGGTATTACAGACTGGTTGCAAGACTTTGCTACTAAAAATACGCGAGGTGCGTACAACGCTGACGAATACGATGTTTCTGGTCAACTTCAAGATGCGTTGAAAAAATTTAATCCAGACCCAGATCAAGTTAGGCGCATTATTAACAGCGGTAAAGTTGTTCCTGTTTATGGTGGTTCTGTTGCAGGTGGTACGGATGTTAATCTGAAAGATTTTGCCAATGAATTTGCTATGGCAACGTCAAAGAATCCTTTGGTCGATGCCAATGGAAGGATAACGCTTGATCCAACCCGTGCCGCTCAAGCCGCCCAAAATGAGTTAGATACATTGTTTGATCCTAATAGAGGGTCATTGATGCCAATCAAGAACGCTGACTTTGAGTTAGGCGGAAAATACTATGGGCAAATTGGTAATCGTGACAAGATGATTGCCGATTATTACAACGACCCAGCTAATAAAGCCAAACTTGATGCGGTTCAAAAGACCGTGTTTGACAAGTACGGCGTCCCCGAAAGTATGCGACTTGCTCCCAGAGCCATTTCTCCAATGCTGGCTCGTACCGAAGTTAAATCTGCCGCCGCAGTTGATCCAAATGATTATTCAACATATGAAGACTACTCAGCGGCACAGAATGCCGCATCTCTACAAGCATTTAAAGACAAAGCCGCTACTTACAAAAAGTATGGTATAGACATAATGGGCAAAGAAGACCCTCAGCAATTACAACAACCATCGTCTGGTCAAGTGTCTTTAGGTAATTTGAAAGGTGGCTTGGCTGGTAGAGACCCACAGGCGGAAGCTAACTTCTACGGCATGACTCTTGAAAATTACAGAAATTTATTGTCCAAAGATACAACTAAGCCAATGGGTCAGTTTGCTGATGTGTACGGCACGCAAAAACTTTCACCTATTGAGCAGATTGCCGCTCAGACAGCCCGTGCCGCAGGTCTTGGAACTCCAGATGCTAAAACCGTAGCTTTGGCTAAAAAGTACCCAGATATATTTGCCAAAGCATCTACAAAATGGGCTGACTACTTAAGAAAAAACTTTCCTAAAAGTTTGAAATAACAAAAGGTAATAATTATGTGGGATTGAGTGGACAAAGTCAGATTGCTTGAAGAACGCGAAAAGATGGGAAAAAAGTAATGTTTGATCTAATTGGTGGTGGTTTATTAGGCGGTATCTTTGGTGGTATCTTTCGTTTGGCTCCTGAAGTTCTCAAGTTTTTTGATAAGAAGAATGAGCGTTTACATGAGGCCATAATGTTCTCTCGACAATGCGAATTGGAACAAATGCGCGGTCAAATGAAGCTGGCTGAGATTGGGGCACAACGAGAGGCGGCAGTAGACGTTGGAGTCATGGATGCTTTTCAGTCTGCCATAGAACAACAAGCCACAATGGTCAAAGCCGCAGGCGGTTGGGCGGCTAGTCTCTCAGCATCTGTTCGCCCTGTTGTTACATACTGGATTCTTCTGGTCTGGTCTTTTGTGCATCTGTGGTTTGGTTGGAACTCATGGATTGCAGGGGCTTCTCCTATGGAAGTCTTTAAGATGATGATGTCGCCTGACTTCTCGGCACTCTTGGCAGGAACAATTAACTACTGGTTTTTAGACAGAACTCTTAAGCAACGTGGGCTATGAACTTAGAAATAGCCGCCGCTCTATGCCGCCAGTTTGAGGGGTATTTTGCCAAACCATACTTATGCCCAGCTAACGTGGCTACGATTGGCTACGGTTCCACCTACTACGCTGATGGGCGCAAGGTAACTCTTGAAGACGCCCCTATGGATGAGCCAACGGCTAGGGCGCTGTTGATGTTTGAGTTGGAGCATACCTATCTGCCGGGTGTTCTGCGTCACTGCCCTATTCTTGCAACTGATGAGCGCAAGTGCAACGGAGCCGTGGATTTTGTTTATAACCTCGGCGTTGGGCGTCTCCAAACCTCCACTCTTAAACGTAAAATTAACGCGCAGGATTGGGAAGGAGCCAAGGAGC